ACAAAATAAAAATGGAGAGAAATTAATTCTCTCCATCTTTAGGCAACGCTTTACATCTATTAGTTCACCCCTAATTTTTCAAGTTTTGCAAAGAGTTCACTCCGGTCCATTGGACTCAACTGAATTTGAAGAGTGCCATTCAGTGAACTCTGATTTGTAAGGATCTGTGCATACACCTGAGCCTTTGAATCAACCGCGATAGCCACCACATCAAATACATGTTTGACAGGGATTTTCTGAAAGATACATTTTTATGTTCTCCTGATTAATTTAAAATTTAAACTTTAACTTTTGAAATTGCTTTAGAAACGGCGCTCACGAATTCGTCTTGAATTACAGGCTTTTCTGTACCGTCTTCTACTTGTTCTTGAAGCTGTGACTCTGTTGCCTTTTTAGCACCAGATGGAAAATAATTCTCACGAATTGTTTCTAGTTTGATTTTGTATTCTTCCTCTGTGGAAAATTCGACACTCTCTGCGAGTGATTTGATTTTTTCAAACTGGGTAAATGTGAGTCCTTCACATACTTCAACTGCAATCTCATTCTTGATAGATTCAATTAGTTGTTTTCTGATTTGAACATTATATTGAACTTCTTCATTGAGCTTATTCTGAAGTTCTTCTACTTTGGTAGAGAGTTCTTCTACAAGATCAACTTTTTCTTCTGGAATGTTAATATAGTGTTCGGTGAACAAGTTACGGAGACCGTTGATAAAGTCTTCGGTCAACTCAGAACGAAGTCCGCTTTCAATAGCGATTTCATTCTTTTCCATCCATTGCTCAACAACATAATTGAGATAGTCATCAACTTTTTGCGCCAAATCTTCTTTGACTTGCTCAACAGCTTCGCTCAACATGGTAGCGTAGTGACCCTCAAGTTCTTCTTCCAATTGTGAAAGACGATCAAAAACACGGGCCTCGAAAATTGTAGCGGCTTTGAGTTTGAATTCTTCTGAAATGCTTTCGTCATTACCAAACAAAGCGGCAATGTCTTCTTTCATTTCAATTTGTTTCTTTTGTTCTTCTTCGGTTACTTGTTCTTGTGTGCCATACTTCTTAGCAAGGTATGCAGCCAAGTTCAATGTAACTCTTGGTTCTTCTGAAGTTTCTTCTTCAGCAATAATTTCGTCTTCTTTTTCAACTTCTTCTAGTTTAGTAGAAGGCATTTGTGACGATGCATCAGATGGTTTTGTGGTAGGAGCAGTTGCGCTCTTAGCAGCCTTAGTTGCATCAATCTTAGCAGAGTTATCGTCTGGCTTGTAATTTTGTGGTGTTGGACCACCAAGGTCGACAATTTCTGCGTCCAATTTCTGTGGAGGCATTGCTGGTGCACCACTCTTGCTAGAAGCAAGAATTTCTGCGGCAGCCTCAAATAGTTTGTTCTTAGACATTAGGAATCTCCTTATGATTTCTTATTTATAAAATTAAAGTTTTCTTAGAAAATTTTCGAACAATTGCAATGCAACTGTTTCAATTTGTTTAGCAGGTGTCTTTTGAATAGTTTGTTTAGCACGTTGAATATCTCTTTCAAGATAACGTCCCTCAACATATACCCATTCTTTTCCTTCCATAATGCCGTTAACAAAAGCACCTGGAGCAGAAGGATCGGCGACAATATCAGCCGCTGTTGCAAGACGAAAATCATCTTGAACAACATTATATCCTTCTCTTGCTTGTACTAATGAGCCCAATCCACGAGAGGAAACTCCTAATTGAACACCAGAGTCAATGAAGTTCTTGACAATATTGCCATATGGAGTATCAAGAATTTTAGCTTTACCGATAAAAGTATTACCGTCTTCTTTGAGTGATACAATCATATGTGATACACGCTCAAGATTCAGTGTCGGTGTATCAGGATGACCTAATTCACCTAGTGCACGCCCAGTCTTGACATATTCTTCGTTGTAACGAGCAACCTCATTACGCAATGTTTTCATTTCGTAAAGGCGATTATTTCTGTTAGGTGTGTCACCTACTAAGAAAATACCTTCGATGAAATAGTTCTTTTTGCCATTTTCGTTAGCTTCGGTAAGATACTTAACCTGTTCTACTGTTTCTTTGATGAGTTTCATTTTAGATATCCGCTAAAGGTGTTGCATATGATGCAACTTTTGTAACAGTCATAATCAAAGTTCCTTGTGTTCCGGAATTAGTGAACACTAAATTTGAACTTGAGTTTGTTGATACCGAAATATCAGATTGAGTTAATGGTAAATAATTTTCACCAGTCAATTCAAAAAGTGTGTATCCGCCAGCACCTGAAGTGTCAGCGCCACGTTTTACTATCCAAGCGCCATTGTTACTTGATGTAATGACCGTAGCAATTGAAGCGTTTGAAACTGATTCATTTGCATTGCTTGCAAGATTGGCCAAGTAAACTGTAGTTGTACCAGAGCCTGTCAAATGAATGACTGACTTGCTACGCAACGAATTAGTAATGTCTTTTGTTAATGCCATTTTATCTTATTCCCATAGATTTGCGTCTTCTCAGAGACATTTTTCTTTTGAGTAAAGTTCTATTTAATTTAGCTTTACCTTTTGTCTTCCAATATCTTTTGAGTTTTCTTGCTTTTTGTATTCTTTGAATTGCTGGTATTCTCACAACTTTGTTACCAGAAATTCTAAATCCTTTTACTGCCGATTTGCGAACATTTCGTTGAACAACAATTTTGCCTTTTTTATTTCTACGTATACGGCGTCTTATTTTCATAATACGACCTTGACGAATAATGTTTCTAGACTTAATTGCTTCATCAAGCAATTGTGGTTCTTCGTCAATGTCTATCTCTAAATCAAATTCTTCTTCGATAGGTTCGCAAAAATTTTCACCAATAGATTGTTTTGCTTCATCTAATTTTTGAGTGGCAATTTCATTCAAGCGCAGAAATAAATTTTCTTTCGCTTCATCTAATTTATCATTAAGAATTAACTCTACTATACTCATTTGCTATGCTTAAATGCAAAATCGGCTGCCCTCTGAAAGTGTTCTGGTGATTTATGTACCATATCAGCAAACTTTTTCTTATTCTCATCACTCAACGCTGAGTGTACTTGAGTAATTGCCGATGCAGTATATCCATCAACTTTACGAGTATGACCTGATGCAAATTTAACAGACCTTGCTTGTTTTTCTTTTACAATTTTGTGCAAGGTATCTATAACAGCTTCTTCAATCTGTTCAACCTGTTCTGCTTGTAATGGAAACTTTCCACTATCATCAGATGTGTAAGGAACAGAAAAATATTTGTTAAGTTTGTCATTGTGGTAGAGTGCAATTCTTGTTTTGTCTGGATAAAGACGAATTGCTTTGCGTTTTAGAACCAATATGACTGGTGGGTCTTTTGGTAAATCATCTAACGCTTCATCTAAAGTTTCTGCCTCTATGGCATATTCTTCTTTTACATCATCTTGTTTTAATGTGTCACCAATTTTTATTCTGTGCGCTCTTATTTTACGTCCAGTTTTTGGCGAAATTTTATAATCTGAAGTATCAATGTAACCTTCTTCAATTTGCTCACTTACTGCTTTACGTGACTGTCTAAAAATCTGAGGATTGTTAGTAATCAAATCAACCATTTTTGTAAAAAGATTTTGAATGATTGCACGATCAGCATTTGTAAACTGAGGTCTTTCTTCTCCCATCTTGGCAAGAATTTGATGCATACGTTGTATCTGTGCTTTATTACCTAAACCAGCACGAATCAAGGCATCAAACTTTGAATAGTCTGACTTTTCTTCTTCTACAACAACTTTAAACTCTTGCAACGATTTCATTATGGCTGTTCTGTTTCTACTTCAGTTTGTTGTTCTTCTGCACTAACTTCTACACCACCAAATAGTGTAGATGCGATTTCTTTTTTTCTTTGCTCAATAGCATCAAAGGCAAGATTTGACAATACATCATTAAGTGTCTCTTGTGCTTCCGCATTTTCGCCTTTAATGATTTGATCAATAAAATCTCTTGTTGACATAGTATACTCCTATTAGCGTTTTCTATTTATATTAAAAACCGTCTGATTTACATCTGCATCTAATTGCGGTGTCATTGATTCGGTTTCTTGTTGATCTTGGGTGTTGTCAGGAGGTAAGCCACCTGCTTGCTCTTGGCCGGGGACAACTTGTCCTGCTTCTTGGTCTCCTGGAGCCCCTCCTTCGGGTTGCGGCATAGCGATGGAATCTTGCTCATCTTGTATTTCCTTTTCCATTTCTTCAATTTCTTCATCAGTCATTTTCAACACATTTTTCTTCACCCATGATGGTGAGAAATATCTACCAACATAAGGATCAATTTGGTTGAGTGTTGCAATTCTTTCACGCAATAATTCACTATCTCTAAGTTCGGCAAAATTACTATTCTTTACGAAATCGTAGAATACAAATTCTTTGAATTCTTCCCATTCTTCTTTGGTGCAAATTCCTTTTAGAGACAATTGTATTTTAAGTGCATTGTCAAATAGTTGTGTAAATTTATTGCGTAGTCTTTCAATAAAACGATTAAACTTCAATTCATCACGGGTGACTTCTGTTGTTCTGCCAATACCAACAAGACCACCACCTTGTGGTTCAAGTCTTGATACTGGAACAGACAATGAATTTAAAAGTTTCTTTTGAAAGTAAACAACATCTTCAATAACGCCAAGATTTTGACCACCAGAAAGTGTGGTAATCTCTGTGCCTTTACCACCTTCTCTACGAGGCAGCCAGAAGTCTTCAAGCATTGAAAGATGTTTACGATCATCACGCAATTCGCCGGTGCTTGCGTCATATACCATTTTGTTACGATACTTGATCATGATATCACGCAAGTATTGTTCAGCTTTACCTTTTGGCAAATTACCTACGTCAATGTAGAAAATTCTGCGCTCTGGTGCTCTTGATAAACGATAGATGACTGTGGCATCTTCGATCATTCGCAACTGATTGAGTGGTTTAATTGCCTTATGCAAATATGAAATGACAAATGTGTTTTTGGCATCCATCAATCCAGAATTTACATTGATAACTGAGTCTGGTGCAATTCTCAAACCTTGATTGACTGCACTGGTATATGTTTGAGTGGTTTGTCCTCTGTCGCTATACACATAGTATTCCGCTACAGATTTAATAATTGTTGCCCCAGTTTTTTGATCACGATCTTTTAATACTTCACGAACTTTACGAATTTTACGAGGGTCAATATATCTTAACTCTTGAATACCTTCTTTGGGATTTTTGTCATTTACAATAACATGATAGTAAATTCTACCATCAATATACCAGCGTCTGAACAACTCATCTGCTAAGTTGTTAAAGTTAAGAAGTCTTTGTATTGATTCAAATTCTTCGGTAATTTTTTTCTTTACCGATTCTGGTTGTTTAAGTTTGTCTAAAACAATTTTAAGAACTCTACCTTCATCATCATGTGCGATTGCTTCGTTCACAATCTCATCAATTGCCATATCACACTCAGGATGATTTGACATTTCACGATAACGAGTAATAAGTTCTAGTTCATTGCGAACAGAACCTTCTAAATCTACATAAGTGCCATAATAGGCATTTTGTGTGATTGTAACTGCGCCATCGTTAATCGATTCTGTGGGAAGCGCAAACGAGGCTTGTTCAGGTTTTTCAACCTCAACAACATCTTTTTTTCCAAGTGTGAAACCAAAAAGTTTTACAGCCATTATAATTCCATTTCAATTAAAGAAAGATGGGGAAACCCCCATCTTTTAAACCACGCCAGTTTCAACTGCATCCCACCACTGGTAGGATAGCGTTACTGAAAATTCCTCAATGGTGTCATTTGCACCCCAATCAACATCAATTGGTGATAGATCAGTTGGAAACATTCCAATGAATTTATATTTCTTTAATTCACCACCTGATTTACCAAATTGTGTAACATTAGCGTCTACTGTATAAGAACTTGGACGCAATGCTGCTGGATTTCTCACATTGGTAGTGTGTGAATTTAAAGCATTTAACCATCTCTCAAATGCGTTACGAACAACAAAGTCCTCATCGTTGATTACTGTGATTGTCCAATCAGCAAATGTTCTGTTACCAACATATTTTAATTCACGACCAAAATACTGCACAGGAACAACACCAACTGTTGAACCAGGCATTTGTGCAGTTTTGCACATGAATGTTAACTTTGTCGAGACATCCGCATTACCCGAGAAAACTGGAAACGGCATTGCTACCTCAAATAAATTTGGGCGAGCGCCGTCTCCGATCATTTGGGCACGGAATTGATTGATTTCAAAAGCCATGTTTTTTTCTCCTATTCCTTGTTT